GCCTACCTCGTCCGGGCCAACCTCAGCGGGGCCTACCTCGGCGGGGCCAACCTCAGCGGGGCCAACCTCAGCGGGGCCTACCTCGGCGAGGCCAACCTCAGCGGGGCCTACCTCAGCATTGATGGCGACAAAAAAGAGATCGCCACTATCTGGCAGTGCGGCCCAGGTGGGTCGCGGCAGGATTTTCTCGTTTTTATCAAAACGACAGACGGCGCCCTTTATTTGTCAACCGGCTGCCAGAGCAATGTTGAGGTGGGCGCATTCCTGAGAATGGTAACGAAAACCCACGGCGACAACAAGCGCGCCAAATATTACAAAACAATAATCGCTACGGCAAAAAAGGTGCTGGGATGACGCTTCCCTATACGCCGCCCGAGATCGATGCGCTGATCGCCGAACAGGCCGCGCAAGTGCACCGTCCTATATCCGATCCGCTGATCAGCGCGATCTACACCGCCATGCTCGATGTCTCTGGCATGGAACACTACGCCGGTGATGAGATCAACCAGGCCGCGAAAGCGGCGGCAGACACGTTGAGAGAATTTGAGAAGGAGAAGAACGAATGAGCACAAGAAGAATTTACAACGTTGACCAGATCGACCCTGCCGACCTTGAGGGCGTGACCACCCTGCGAGTGGGGAATTGCCAGATCAAGAGCCTGACCGTGCCGGAGAGCGTGACCGACCTGCGAGTGGGGAATTGCCAGATCAAGAGCCTGACCGTGCCGGAGAGCGTGACCACCCTGCGAGTGGGGGATTGCCCGAAGCTGGCGAGCCTGACCGTGCCGGAGGGCGTGACCGACCTGCGAGTGTGGGATTGCCCGAAGCTGGCGAGCCTGACCGTGCCGGAGGGCGTGACCGACCTGCGAGTGTGGGATTGCCCGAAGCTGGCGAGCCTGACCGTGCCGGAGAGCGTGACCGACCTGCGAGTGGGGAATTGCCAGATCAAGAGCCTGACCGTGCCGGAGAGCGTGACCGACCTGCGAGTGGAGAATTGCCCGAAGCTGGCGGCGGGGCGTCAGGTGGTGTGCGCCGACACGCCTACCGGGCGGGTGGTCATGTACCACAATGGGCAGTATCACGCAGGCTGTTATTCTGCGCCGTATGAGAAGTTTTTGGCGAAGTGCCGCGAAAAGTTTGCGGGGGATGATCTGGCCGGATATGTAACCGCATTGGCGGCGCATCACTTAAAAGAATTTGAGAAGGAGACAGGCCGTACTCCCTGAACACGGCCATCGGTGAAGCCGTCGAAGGCCACCGGAAAGGATAGAAATGAGTAGCAACTTCGCTTTTAGCAAGGCCACCAAAAAGCAATCCAAACTTCGTTTGGCATTGTTTGGTCCATCCGGGGCGGGTAAAACTTATACTGCCCTGCGCCTTGCCACCGGGATAGGGGGCAATATTGCGGTCATTGACACGGAACGCGGTAGCGCTAGTAAATACGCGGATCGTTTTGGGTTTGACGTGCTGGATCTCCAGCAAAAAGACATCAAGACCTACACAGAAGCTATCAAAGCCGCGTCCGGTTATGATGTGCTGGTGATCGACAGCCTGACCCATGCTTGGAAAGAATTGCTGGATGAGGTCGAGAAGATCGCGCGCGCCAAATACAAGGGCAATACCTGGTCGGCCTGGTCCGAAGGCAACCCGCTACAAAACAAGCTGGTGGATGGGATACTCGACTTCCCTGGCCATGTGATCGCGACCATGCGCTCAAAGACCGAGTGGGTCACGGAAAGCCAGAACGGCAAGACCATCCCGAAGCGGGTAGGCACGGCCCCGGAACAGGGTAAGGGTATTGAATACGAATTCGATATGTTGATCGAACTCAATACCGACCATGACGCGCTCTTTCTCAAAGACCGTTCCGGTCAATTCCAGGATCAGGCGATCAATGAGCCGAATGAGGAGCTTGGCAAGAAGATCGCCGCCTGGCTGGATGAGGGCGTGGAGATCGGAAAAAACAAGATGGATTACCGCGCCCTGGTCAATAAGACCGGCGTGGACGATGAGCAGGCTTTGGCGATATTGAACGAGAACGGCGGCGATTTTGATAAAGCCTATGCCTCTTTGTACAAGCAATTCAAAGACTTGTTGGAAGGGAAGAAGTAAAAACTATGAGTGAACTGGTTGAGGATCACCGCGAGATCAAGGCCATTTACCTGTTTGGTGGCCGTGGCCTAGCCGCCCCAAAGGGCGGGCGCATCTACACCTACAACGAAAACGGCGAAATGAGTCACGCACCCTGGTTCGCGATCTGTGAGAAGGACGGGCGGATCGCACGGCGGGTGAACGCCGCCCATGTGGAGCTGGTCGAATATAAGCCAGCCAAAAGCACGAAGGAGTAGCCTGATGGAACCCGACTCCCGTGATCAATGACGACCCGCCCGGCGATCCGTGGTTCTGCGAGAACCCGGATTGCCGCTCAGAGTTGGCCCGTGTTGTGACCCGCACCCACGCCGGGCAGCCGGTCAAGATGCTGCTGTTCCTGGTTCCCCAGCCCGGCAAGCCAGGACGCGAACACGAGGCGCTGGTCTACTTCGGCACCGTGCCGGTGAAATGCGGCACGGGCGGGAGCGATAAAAACCCGCGCGTCGGTGGTATACTTGGGTTATTGCTGAGGCGGCGTTCTCCACGCGCTGCTTCGGCGGCACTCGCAGCAGCTCATGCGTCTGGAACACCTCCAGGCGCATGAGCTTTTTAACTGGCTTCCGAAATGACCCCGAATGCAAAATGTGATATGCTGGTTTATGATGGAGCAAGCTAATGGGAAAATGCGCGCATTGTGATTGGTATCTCAGGCAGGGATGGGACATGACAGGATCATCATTCTGGTGCGTGAACCCGGAGTGTCCTGCTTATGCGCTGGTGCAAATAACGTCTGCGGATGCCTTAGACATCGACGAGAATAGTGACGAATTGCCAGACGATGACTGACCCCAAAACCTTCCCCCGTGCTCCCCTTGTGATCCATGTTCTGCCCGTTGGCGATCTGTTCTCTCACGACGAGTCGGCTGCCTGCCATTGCAAGCCGCGAATTGAGCAGCAATCCGGCGGCTTTGTCGTCTCCCACAACAGTTATGATGGGCGGGAACTGGTGGAATACGATGCCGCAGAAAGCCACTGGAATGTTGGTATCGGAACAGACAGTAACCCACGCCACAAGCAGCGCGAGGGGCTAGAAAACGACGAGATGTCAACAGAGGACTTTAGCCTTTTCTTGACAGGATTTGCGTCAAACATTATTCCCGTCCTGGATATAGAACGCTGGTCTGAAATGACCGGCCAACAGCCGGAAATTATCAAATAAGATTTATGCAAATAAGATTTATGCAATATACCTTGCACAATTTGGACGCTATAAAAAATGGCAAAACTAACCAAGAAACACCTGTCTGAGCAGATCATAAAATACTCGGGTAATCTGACGGCGGTTGCTAAAGCCTTCGGCAAGTCACGCACCACGATCTATACCTATGTCGAGAAGTACGCGCTCCAGCCTATCCTGGACGAAGCGCGGGACACCATGCTAGACAACGTAGAAAGCACGCTCTACAAACAGGCGTTGGAAGGCAATACGACTGCGATGATCTTCTATCTCAAAACGCAAGGCAAAAGTCGCGGGTACGTGGAAAGCAATCATGTTGATGTGACCAGCGGCGGCCAGAAGATCAAGGGTTACATCGGGTTTGACCCGGAGGAGTGGGATGCTGACAGCGACGCGGAATGACATCATTGCGCCGTTCCGGCCGTTGACCTGGCAGCGTGCCCCTTTGATGGACAAGTCCCCTATTGTGCTGGTCACCGGCAGCGCGGGCGGCGGCAAGTCGCGCCTGATGGCCGAGAAACTGCATGCCTATTGCAAACATTACGACGGCGCGATGGCGTTGATGCTGCGCAAAACCCGCAACAGCATGACCAACTCCACAGTGCTTTTCGTGGAACGCACCATCGTTGGTCCCGACCCGTCCGTGATCCACTTCCCCAGCAAGAATCGTTTCGAGTACGCCAACGGCAGCATACTGGCCTACGGCGGCATGGCGAACGAAGACCAGAAACAGCAGGTGCGCTCGATAGGCCATGACGGCAGCCTGGACATTGTTTGGATGGAGGAGGCCAACGCATTCACGGAGGCTGACTTCGAGGAGTTGACTGCCCGCATGCGCGGCAAGGCGGCTGATTGGCGGCAGGTGGGATTATCCACCAACCCGGACAGCGCCCGCCATTGGATCAATCAGCGCCTCATCAAGGGCAAAGAGGCGCTGACGTATTACAGCGAGGCCGCCGACAATACCTACAACCCGGCGGATTACCAGGAATCATTGAACCGACTGACAGGCATCATGCGTGACCGCCTGCGGGACGGCTTGTGGGTGCAGGCGCAGGGCGCGGTGTACGATATGTTCGATTATCGGGTGCATGTTGTCGAGCGCGAACCAGGCGAATACAAACGTTTTTACCTCGCGATAGACGAAGGCTACACCAACCCCGCCGTTATCCTTCTGGTAGGTGAGGACGCGGATGGCAGATTGCATATCTTTGAGGAATTCTACAAGTCCGGCGTTTTGCAAAAGCAGGTGGTCGAACGCGCCGAGCAATACATCGCGCCCTACAAAGAAGCCAAAACGTTTGACGGCGCGATCGTCGATGCCGCCGCCGCTGGACTGGTGGCTGATCTGCAGGACGCCGGGATATACGCCATCGGCCATAAGGGGCGCGTGTTCGACGGGATCACCAAGATGCAGGCGCGGCTGCGTGTCCAGGAAGACGGCCAGCCGCGCCTGACCGTGGCCCCGGCTTGCACGAACACGATCGGGGAATTCGAGGCGTACCAATGGAAACCGGAGAAGGACGAGCCGGTCAAAGAAAATGACCACGCGATGGATGCCGCCCGTTACCTGGTGGACTACATCGACGAGGGTCACAATTCAGGGATATGGCTATGAACCTATTGCAGCGATTACGATTGGCATACGAAGTGGCGCGCGGCAACACGAAAGCGGTCGCCAACCTGACCTCGACCTACAAAGAGGGCCAGGCGCAATATCCTGAGATCAGCTTTGAGAATAATGTCAGGCACGGCTGGCGCAAGAACGAACTGATCTTCGCCTGCATCAACAAGACCGCCAACACCGCCTCGCAGGTGCAGTTGGTGGTGCAGGATAAAGACGAAAAGAGGATCGACGGCCACCCGCTGATCGATCTGGTGCGCAAACCCAACCCGGACATGGACGAGTTTGACTTCTGGGCTTCGGTCGTTTTGTACCAGAAACTCGGAGGCCGCGCGGCTTACGAGATCGAATACACCCGGGGTGGACAGCCTATCCATTTGTGGCCGTTGCAGCCCGACCGGCTATCGCCCATCATTGTAGGCGGACATACCGTTGCCTATGAATATAAAAAGGCCAATGGGCTGCCGGAGACGTTGGCGGCGGAAGACGTGCTTGATTTCAAGCTCTATGACCCGCTGAATCGTTTTCACAGTTGGGCGCCTGTCTCCGTGGCTGCCCGGATCGGCGACGTGGACAACAGCATGACCGATTTCCTGAAAGTGTTCATGGAAAAAGGCGGCGTGCCAGCCGGATTGATCAAGACCACGCAGAAGTTCAAGGACGAGGAAGAACCTGAGCGCCTGCGCCGGGCCTGGGAGAAACGCTACGGCGGATACCAGAACTGGACTTCCCCGGCCATCCTGGATCAGGACGCGGAGTACCAGAAGACCGGACTCAGCTTCACAGAGATGGGTTTTGAGACACTGGACGCACGTTCTGAGGCGCGCATTTGCGCCGTTCTTGATGTGCCGCCAATCATTGTGGGTGCGAAAGTCGGTCTGGACGCCTCCACTTACAGCAACTACGGGCAGGCGCGCAAATCCTGGTGGGAAGACGCGCTGATTCCCCTGTACAAGAACTTTAGCGATGCGTTGAACAATCAATTACTGTCGAAATATGACCCCGCTGCGGGCGATCATGCTACCTGGGATTTTGTAAAGGTGCCCGCTTTGCGCGAAGAGACGACGGCGATCCACGCCCGCGCCCTGGAAAGCCTGAAAGGGGGCGGCATCACGCTCAACGAGTACCGCATCCTGATCGGCGAAGACGATCTCGGCCCGGCTGGCGACATCTTTTATCAGCCGATGGGTATGACCCCGGTACCTAAAAAGACCCCTGTCCGAACGACGGCAAAGGCCTTTGAGGGACAAATCGAAGACCTCCGCATCTACAACCGCATTCTGACCGCCGCCGAGATCGCCAGCATTTATGCGGCGAGGGGCGCGGTCGCGCCCAGTGCGCCGGATGATGACGAACGCCGCGCGTTGGAGGAGCAACTAGAAAACACGGCAACCGGATTTTTGACGCAGCAATTGAAAGACATCGTCAAGCTGGCCCAGCAGATCCCGGTAACAACCTGATGTTCGAGAATCTCTTCTCACCCGAATGGTGGGCGGCGCAAAAGAACATCCTGGCAGGGTTGATTCAGCCGGTCATTCTGCGCGCCTATCACGCGGGATTGATCAATGGGAACGATCTGCTTCAGGCGCTGTTCGACGTCGTTGTTGATCTGGACATCAGCAACGATCTGATCGCGGCGGCGGCCAAGCAATATAGCTTTACAATCGCCGGGCAAATCCATGAAACCACGCAAAATTATTTGCAGGAAACCGTATCAAGTTGGATTGCCTCAGGTGAACCGCTGGCTGACCTTGAAAAGAGCCTGGTGCAGTCCGGCTATTTTTCGGCTGACCGCGCCAATCGAATCGCCGTCACCAGTATTACGGAGGTCTTTGCCGACGCGAATATCGCCGCCTGGCAGCAAAGCGGTGTCGTTTCAGCCAAGCGCTGGAATACGGCCCAGGATGACCTGGTCTGCCCGATCTGCGAGCCGCTGGCGGGTATGGCCGTTGCCCTGGACGCCAACGGGTTCACGACCGAAGGCGATTTTGGCCTATGGGCGCCGCCCGCCCATGTGCGTTGTGTTTTGCCAGACAATTTAGTCTTGGCCCCCGGTGAGATTGTCGCTGCAGCAAAGAGTTTTTACAATGGTCCTTGTGTTGAGATAACTACTGCGTCGGGGCGCAAGTTGTCCATCACCGAGAATCACCCTGTACTCACCTCGATTGGATGGGTTCCGGCGGGCATGCTCAACGAAAGAAGTTATGTGGTCAGCGCACCCTTCGGAGAGGGGGAACTTGACCTTATCGACCCACACAATAACAACGTTCCAACCCTCATTCAGGATATATGGAATTCTCTCGAAGTGTCTGATTCTATGTCTGCCATAAGCGTGCCATCCACCCCCGTAGATTTCCACGGCGATGGGCGGTTCGTCGATGGCGAGATCGACGTTGTATATGCTAACAGCCTTTTGGGGGCTAATCGGGATATGCTGGAGCATATCCCAGAGCGCTCTTTCGGTTGGCGTGATATGCTTTCGCCAGTTGCGTTCGATGGTGGCGGCGGAGCGCCTCTGTTCGGCGACGGTGACCTCGCGTCCCCTAGCCGCATCATGGGCGGCGGCGACTTGATTGGCTCGCTGTTTTGCGCTCATGGCCTCCCACTTAACAGTCTCGGCCTCGGATTGGGTTCGCAAGGTGACACCCTGTTCCGTGAGCCGATTAGCAACGGCGGTGCGCCCTACGCCGACCATCCTGGATATGGCATTGATAGACGCCCCGTCCTGGTAGAGACCGACAACGCGCTCAATGTTGGGAAGAGCCCTGCGCTGATGGCTGGATCTGTCTTTGAGTACGCCACGGTTTTCGAGTCGCCTGGCGATTGTCTGCGGGCTAACACCCCACACGATAGCGAGATCAGTGATAGTTTCTCCGCTGGTGTATCTTTCGACAAGGTCATCAATGTCAGGAAGTTTGATTTTGCGGGCCATGTTTACGATCTCCAAGTAGATCGGCTAGAGTTTTATATGGTGGACAGTATTATAACCCACAATTGCCGCTGCTGGCTCCAGCCGGTAGTGGAAGAAACTGCTGAATAAGGAATGTTACTCAACCACAGGGAAAACCTATGAGCCTCGATTTTGACGTTATCGGCGACGAAAGGGTGCGCGCTAAATTGAACGCCATTGCGGGCGGCATGGTTGGCGCATTGACCAAAGGGATGCAGAAAGCGGTGCTGTATGCCCAATCCCGCATTCCGCCCTACCCACCCGCGCCGGATACGTCAAGCTACACGCGCACGGGCACGCTGGGGCGGGTCGTCACCAGCATGCAGGGCGCGCATCCCAACAGCTTGAACCGGGTGGAGGTCGAACCGCTGGGCAAGGTGGTTGGTGTAATCGGTGGCAACCTGGAGTACCTAGCTTATGTTGTAGGTGATGAGGATGGCCGCCAGGCCAAGCAGCATACCGGCCGCTGGTACACCCTACTGGGCGTTGTGGTTGGTGCGCGGGACGGGATCTTGCGCGTGTATCGGGACGTGATCAAAGACCTGGTGAGGAAGAGTTAACTGTGTCAAAAAACCCGTCCCCCCCTTCCACTACCGACTACGCCCACACAACGGACATCAACGCCCAGAATCTATTAATCCTGCGCCAGGGATTGCTAGCGCAGGTGGACGCCATTGAACGGATATTAGGAATGCCTACAACCGCGGACATCCGCCGCTGGGCAAAAGAGCGTGGTTTTTACGACGACCCGTGCGAGGGGCTTGCGCAAAAAAAATAAATGCTATACAATTTTGCATGTAGATAAGAGTATCTTACCTGCCAACTAAATAGCCGGTTATTCACCCGAACGCCGATTTTATAAGCAGCCATCAGGCTGTTTGTGAAATCGGCGTTCTTTGTTTCTAGGGCTCGAACATGGACATCGAATACAAGGCATTACCCACATTCACAAAATCAATCGAAGGCCGCACCGTCACGGGGATCGCCGCCGTTTTTGGCAATATCGACAGTTACAACGATATCCTGTATCCCGGCGCGTTCAAGAAGACGATCAAGGAAAACGGCAAGCGGGTGCGGCATTTGTGGCAGCACGACACCCAGAACCCCCCTATCGCGGCGGTCAAGGAGCTGCGCGAGGTCGGGGTGGACGAACTTCCCAAAGAGGTCGTGAAAGAGTTCCCCGACGCGAAGGGCGGCTTGCTCGTGGTGCGCGATTATCTCGAAACGCCGCGCGGCCAGGAAGTGCTGGAGGGCATTCGCACCAACGCGATCAATGAAATGTCCTTTGGCTTCAATACTGTAAAGGTCGATTTTGACGAAGTCGAGCAGGGTGATGTAAAGCTGCAAGTGCGCAACCTGCGCGAAGTCCTCTTGTGGGACACCTCGGACGTCAACTGGGGCGCGAACCCGGCTACCTCGGCCGCTAAGAGCGCCCTGGATTTCAAACTTTCCCAACTGTACAACCTGGCTGGTGAGATCATTGAGGATTTCTCCGG